TTGATAACATGAATCTGTCCAACCGTGAAGAGCTGATGCAACGCCTAGAGCAAGCAGGACAGCCCACTCCAGAGCAGCAGCAGGCCCAACAAGCCACGCAGCAGGCTCAGATGGAGTTCCAACAGTCTCAGACAGCAGCCCTTGCAGGGCAAGCTCAGGAGTCTCAGGCAAGGGCACAGAAGCTTTCTGTGGAAACTCAGCTTATGCCTGCGGAACTTGAGATTGATCGCATGAAAGCTGTAACGACTAACCTGAAGGCTGGCACTGAGGATGACAAAGAGTTTGAACGTAGACTTAAAGTAGCTGACATGCTGTTAAAAGAGAAGGCTATGAAAAAAGCTAAACCTAACAACACTATTCCAATGCAACCGAGAGGGCCTAATGGTCAGTAATAAAGAACTAGAAGAAGTCGTAGCACAAGTTAATCGTAACTTTGCTTTACTTTTTGAAAGACTGGAGGTTTTAGAAAGTGCCGAAGAAGAAAGACTCAAAACTGGAAAAGGCGGGAGTAAGCGGCTACAACAAGCCAAAGAGAACGCCTAATCACCCTACTAAGTCACACGTAGTCGTTGCCAAAGAAGGTGACACAACAAAGACAATCAGGTTTGGGCAGCAAGGTGTGAGTGGTGCGGGTAAAGCCCCTGCATCTGATAAAGAGAAAGCCCGACGCAAGTCATTTAAGGCTCGTCATGCAAAGAACATTGCAAAGGGTAAGATGTCAGCGGCCTATTGGGCCAACAAGGAGAAATGGTAGTGGCTGGCCTTTACGATAACATCCATGCTAAACGCAAACGTATTGCTGCTGGCAGTAAAGAGAAGATGAGAAAGAAGGGCGCTAAAGGTGCTCCTACTTCCAAAGCTTTTAAACAAGCAGCTAAGACAACTAAAAAGGGGAAAAAGTAATGCCAATGGTCAAAGGGAAAAAGTATCCCTACACAAAGGAAGGAAAAGCTGCGGCTAAGAAAGCAGCGGGTAAAGCCAAGCCTAAAAAGAAACCCATGAAAAAAGGTTACTAAAATAATACTTGACTTTTTGTCTAAAATATGGTATAATATACTTGTACATTAAGTACATAACTTTAATCTGTCCTTTAAAGGAGAAACAGTGAACGATCAAGAATTTGAAGACTATACTAGAAGTATGCAAGAAATGTTCCGTAGTGAAGGCTGGGAATACTTCTTAAATGATCTCAGAGGAAGCGTCCCGAACGTCAACTCCGTTGAGGTTACTAAAGACTTAACAGACTTATTCTTTCGTAAAGGTCAGCTTGCAATCATGGGTAATATTCTTAACCTTGAAGCACAGCTAGAAAGCGTTGTTGAAGAACGCAATAACCCACAGGACAACGATCAAGAAGAAGCCGCTTAATGCGTCTTATCTTTGATTTCAGATGCCCTGATAATCACGTTACGGAGGCCCTAGTAGCCTCTGACGAGACAGAACACACCTGTGGTTTATGTAACAAGATTGCAACTAGAATTATATCTCCTGTCCGCTGCTCACTTGACCCCATTAGTGGGGACTTTGTAGGTGCGACTATGAAGTGGGCTAAACAGCGCGAACAGAAGATAAGACTAGAAAGAAAGGCAAACTCGGAGTAGACCTTTCTTATACAAACCATGTCACTCCATAATACGTTAGTACGGAGATTTAATAATGGCTACACTCTTAGATGAGCGTCTTGAAGAAGAAGAACAGCAACAAACTGAACAAGACGGTAATTATGACAACGACCCTGTAGAGCAGGAAACTCAGTCAGAAGTGCCAGACAAGTACAAAGGTAAATCAGCGGAAGATCTAGTACGGATGCACCAAGAGGCTGAAAAGCTCTTGGGCCGTCAAAGCTCTGAAGTAGGTGAACTAAGACAGGTTGTTGACAGTTACATTCAGACACAACTCTCAAACCAACAAGCACCACAGCAACAAGAAACTGTTGATGAGGTGGATTTTTTCTCAGATCCAGAAGAGGCCGTTAAACGAGCCATTGATAACCATCCGAAGATCAGAGAAGCTGAGAACATCAGTAAGCAGTACCAAAAGACCACTGCCCTGTCTCAACTTCAACAAGATCATCCCGACATGCAAAACATCCTAACGGATGCTAAGTTTGCGGAATGGATTAAAGGTTCAAAGATACGAACTCAACTGTACGTACAAGCAGACAAGCAATACGATTACGAAGCTGCACACGAACTGTTTACTCTTTGGAAAGAGCGTAAGCAAGTCGTACAGCAAACAGCTAACGCTGAAAAGCAAGGTCGTAAGCAGGCTGTGAAGAACGCATCAACTGGCGCAGCCACTGGTAGTTCTGAAACGAAAACGAGAAAGATTTACCGAAGAGCAGACATTATTAAACTTATGCGTACAGACCCTGAGCGGTATCAATCATTGTCCGATGAGATTATGAAGGCTTACCAAGAGGGGAGGGTACGAAACTAATCTATTAAGGAAATCTTAAAATGGCTACTTCAGTATATCCCAGTCAAACAGGTGCGGTAGACAATGCTCGCGCCGCTACATTTATCCCCGAGATTTGGAGTGACGAAATCGTTGCTGCTTATCAGGCTAACCTAGTTCTTGCTAATCTCGTTAAGAAGATGGCAATGGTAGGTAAGAAAGGGGACACCATTCACATTCCTAAACCTACCCGTGGCGTTGCTACTGCTAAGGCAGCAAAGACTGCTGTAACGATTCAGGCAGACACTGAGAGTGAAGTGCAAGTCATTATTGACAAGCATTTTGAATACTCTCGCATGATTGAAGACATCACCGAAGCACAAGCTTTGTCTTCTCTCCGACAGTTCTACACAGGTGACGCAGGTTACGCCCTTGCCAAGCAAGTGGACAATGACCTCTTCTCTTTGGGTAAGTCTTTTGGTGACGGTGACGGTTCTGATTGGACTAACAGTGCTACGTTTATCCCAACAACTACTGGGCTTGCTGCCTATGCTGGTGCTGGTACTACTGCCGCTTTCAATGACAATGCTTTCCGAGCTTTGATTCAGAAGATGGATGATGCAGACGTACCTATGGACAATCGTTCATTTGTTGTTCCTCCTTCATTGCGTAATGCAATCATGGGTGTTGAACGATATGTGTCTTCAGACTTTGTTGACGGTCGTGGCGTTCAGAACGGTAAGATTGGTAACTTGTACGGCGTTGACGTATTCGTAACTAGTAACTGTCCTTTGACTCACAGCACCACTGTTAAAGCTGCCTTCCTTATCCACAAGGATACGATGGTTATGGCTGAACAGCAGGGCATCCGCTCACAGACTCAATACAAGCAAGAGTTCTTGGGTACGCTTTATACCGCAGACACGCTCTACGGTGTTAAGACGTTACGTCCAGAATCAGGTTTTGTATTGGCTGTAGCCGCTTAATCTATAAAAATATGTGTGAGGGAAAGCCTTAGGGCAAGTACCTCACTTTTTATTTGTTTATTTTTCTAGTAACAGTGGAGAGCGAATATGGCGATATTTAGAGGGGACGGAGGGTCTGGGGACAGTAGTACAGATGCCTACGCCAGTCAAATAGCACTATATGCTCAAACTGCTACTACAAAAGCAAATGAAGCAGAAGCCTCTGCAACCGCAGCGGCCACAAGTGCAACTAACGCAGCTAACAGTGAAACTGCTGTAGATGCAGACGCTACCGCAGCGGCTAACAGTGCTGCCGCAGCAGCGACCAGCGCAACAACTGCATCCACAGGTGCAACTAACTCCGGCAATAGCGCAACTGCTGCCGCAACAAGCGCAACCAATGCAGCGACAAGCGCGACTAATTCAGCAACCTCTGCAACCGCCTCAGGGACTTCAGAGACGAACGCAGCGACGAGTGCTACTACAGCTACTACTAAGGCCTCAGAAGCCGCCACAAGCGCCTCAGGTGCGTCTGGCAGTGCTACAGCAGCGGGGACTAGCGCAACTAATGCAGCAACCAGCGCCACTAACGCTGGGACAAGTGAAAGTAACGCTTCCACCAGCGCCTCCACAGCGAGCACTAAGGCGGGGGAAGCATCCACCAGTGCTACTAACGCAGCGACGAGTGCTACTAATGCGTCTACTTCAGAAACCAACGCAGCGTCCAGTGCCACCAGTTCAGCGGGTAGCGCCACTACAGCTACAACTAAAGCAGGCGAAGCAGCAACCAGCGCAACAGCAGCAGCAGGAAGTGCAACCACAGCAACCACTAAGGCCAGCGAAGCCAGCACTTCGGCTACTAATGCCGCAACGTCTGAAACAAATGCTGGTAACTCTGCTACAGCTTCTGCTACGTCCGCTACCAACGCTGCAACCTCCGCAACCAACGCATCTAACAGTGCAACAGCGGCGGCTACAAGCTCAACAAACTCAGCTACAAGCGCAACGGCGGCGGCAGGAAGTGCAACGGCAGCAGCGGCTTCGGCGGCAGCGGCGGTAGCTACTCTATCAAACTTAAACGCAGACAATATGACAACTGGTACGCTCTTAGGCGGCACTTACTAACAAGGGAATTAAACAATGGCTACAACAATTGTAACTAAAAGCGGCTCAGGTGCTCCCGCAGCCTCCGATTTGGTAGCTGGAGAGCTTGCCGTAGACTTAACAAACAAGAGACTTTACACGGAAGACAGTTCCGCAGCCATTATTGAGCTAGGGACTAACCCCAGTGGCAATGTTACCTTTGGTGACAACGGTAAAGCCATCTTCGGCGCTGGCAGTGATCTACAGATTTATCATGATGCCAGCCATAGCTATATTAGCGAACAAGGTACAGGAAACTTGCGGATTTATGCCAATGACCTTGTGCTTGCAAACAATGACGGGTCACAGACATTTTTGTATGGGCAAAACGGTGGGCCTGTCTCATTAAGCTATGCCAATAACGCAAAACTAGCCACCACCTCCACAGGCATCGACGTGACGGGTACGGCCACGGCGGATGGGCTTACTGTAGCTGGCAACATATCAAGCACTCAGGGCGGCACAGCAGCAGCGCCTAAATTTACCTTGAGCGGTAGCACTACAACAGGGCTATTTACTCCCGCAACTGACGCTTTAGGCGTGTCAACCGCTGGCGCAGAACGCATGCGAATCGATTCAGCAGGCAACGTCGGCATCGGGGCGGTCCCTGAAGCATGGACTCTGTTTGACGTGCTGCAAATAGGCGATGGAGGGTCCATAGCAAGCGTCAACGCTTCTTCAAAGACAACCCGATTGGGAAGTAACCTGTATTACGATGGGGCGTGGAAGCGTATGGCGACAGGGACAGCCACCTCCTATGTACAATACAATGGGGATCACATCTGGAACTCCACGGCGTCAGGAACAGCCGATGTCGGGTTCACCGAGACGGAACGCATGCGAATCGATTCCTCAGGCAACGTCGGCATCGGGACGAGTTCGCCGGGTAGACTATTGACAGTTCGAGCGTCTGGAGCGCAGATATCTTTACTATCTGACACCACTGGAAGTTCTGTGGTAAATCTGGGTGATACTGATGATGACAATATCGGCAGGATTCAATATAACAACAGTACCGATGAGATGTCGTTTAGGACAAACACTGCTGACCGTATGACCATCGATTCCGCTGGGAACCTACTACTTGGCAAAACGAGTTCCGCAAATGCTCAAACAACTGCCGGACACTTGTTGTTACCTGACGGTAGACATTATGCGACAGCTTCAGGCGGTCCATCCGGTATTTTCTCTAGAACAACAAGTGATGGAGATATATTAAGTTTTTATCAGGGTTCTACACCTACACTCGTAGGTAGTGTTGGTGCTAACAGTGATGGATTGTATATAAGTTCACCTTATGGGACTGATTCAGGTATACGGTTTGCTAGTAGCCTTATTGCACCATCAACAACTACTGGAGCGAATAGAGATGCGGCTATTGACTTAGGTTATAGCTCTAGTCGCTTCAGAGACCTTCACCTATCACGCAGAGTACACACTGGCGACGGTATCCAAGACGCAGGTTCAGCGGGTTCTGAGTCTGTATTTAATAACGGACAAACCACTGCTAATTTTAGAGTGGCAAGTACTGGTAGCGCGAATACGCTGTTCGTTGACGGTGGTACTAATAACGTCGGCATCGGTACGAATAACCCCAGTTTTGCAACGGGCTCAGGTCTTGAGATTCAAAGAACAACTGCAACCGCAACGCTGAGACTAGAGTATACGGGCAGCAACGCTTTGGAGTTGAGTGCTGAAGTGGGTCAAAACACGTACAACGCCGTATCCTCATTGCCTCATGTATTTGAGATTGGCAGTGTCGAAAAGATGAGGCTGGATCCCAGTGGGAACCTACTGGTGGGTAAGACTACTACAGCGTTTAACACTAAAGGGATGCAAATAGACGGCTCCAACGGTAACTTTTCAATTACTGCTACTGGAGCAACCACGGCATTTTTCAATCGAACCTCAACCGATGGCACTATCGCTGAGTTCTACAAAGACGGCACAACCGTAGGTAGTATTGGTACGGGCAACAGCGGCAACCTTCACATAGGTTCTGGTGATACTGGCATAAACTTTAATGCTGATATTAATTCTGTTTATCCAATTAACCCAACTAGTGGAGCCTCTAGTAACGGCACTATTGATTTAGGTTATGGTGGCATAGCTTTCAAAGACCTCCACCTATCAGGCGGTGCCTACCTCGGCGGCACAACTGCGGCGAATAAGCTGGATGACTATGAGGAAGGTTCATGGACACCTACGTATACCAATATCGGGACAGGCAACTACAATGTTCGGGTTGGTAGATATACTAAAATTGGCGATCAAGTTTTCGCGCAGTTTCACCTTACTGTAAACCCTGTTGGGACAGCTTCTGGTCAATTAATAATTAGCGGACTACCTTTTACAGCGACATCAGATTCTGCAAATTACGGTAGTCAAACAACCCCCCACGCTTCTGGTTGGACAAATAACCTTGTTAACTTAGGCGGTTTAGTAAGTCCCAGTGCAACTGAATCCAGATGTTATTATCAAAATAGCGTCGGTGACATGACGGCAGCTACTCACGCACTTATGGGTAATGGAAACTTCCTAGCAACAATTATTTACAAAACAGCATAACAACTCAACCATACGCCTATCGGACGGTAGGCACAGACAGGAGCAACACAATGGCTTTAGAAAAAGTAGTAACAGAAGACAAGATAGAAATCGTAGGCGAGTACAAGGCAGTACAAGTACGAACCTGCACCAAAGTAATGGAGGACGGCGTCGAGCTATCCTCTGGCTACCACCGCCACGTCGTACAGGCTGGTGACGACTACAGCAACGAATCAGCAGAAGTCCAAGCGATTTGTGCAGTGGTTCACACGGCTGAAGTCATCGCAGCCTTTGAAGCATCACAAGAAGGAGACGCACCATGAGCGCAACGTGGCAAATCAGCCAAATGGAAAGAACGCTTGCAGACGGTGGCGTAGTCGTATGTCACTGGCGAGCTAACGCATCAGAGACTGTAGGCGAAGGCGATGACGCTGTGACTTACTCAGCTTCTAGCTACGGCACTGCCGGATTCACACCAGACCCCTCTAGCTCAGACTACGTTCCTTACGACAGCATCACAGAGGAAATGGCTTTAGGCTGGTGTTTCGCTGACGGTGTTGATAAAGACGCTATTGAAGCAAGCCTTCAGGCTAACATTGACCTTCAGAAGAACCCAACGCAAGCAGCAGGAGTACCATGGTAATGCTTATATTAGACTATTTAAACGCCCTCACAGCCCTTGTAACGGCCTGTAGCGCCATTACGGCACTCACCCCTACTCCTAAAGACGACAAGATTGTCGGTAAGCTGTACAAGTTCTTAGAGATTGGTGCACTGGTTATTGGTAAGGCTAAAAGATAAATGCAAGAAGAAGCTAAAGCAGCAGTAGACGTAGTAGCAGTCACCACTACAGTGTCCACCCTTATGGGCTGGATTCCTGCTGTGGCTGCTGCTTTAAGTATTGTATGGACTGTCATCAGGATCTTTGAGACTGACACTGTTAAGGGCTGGTTTAATGCCAGAGATTAGTGACGATACAAAAGTTACTGTACCTCTCAGGAATCTAATAGGCTTAAGCGCTGCTTTGGTTATAGCTACTGCTGCCTACGTAACGCTTAACAGTCGTATTACTCAGTTAGAACACGGGCAGTCCATACAGGACATGACGATACAAGAGAATTATGCTTTTGTACGTGAATGGCCTTTAGGACTCAGAGGTGCACTACCTGATGACTTGATACAAAATGCTAAGATAATGGCTCTGGAAGAACAGACTTTGGAAGTCAGGGAACTAAGAACAAAGATAAATGAATTAGAGATACAGACAGGGCAGTGTAGTAGTGGAGTACGTTAATCTTATCGGTTCAATCTGGCCTATCTTTGTAGGTTTCATTGTGCTTGTCCTCACGTTGGGCAGGCTAATGTCCCGTATGGACGTAGTGGAAGAAAAGATTAAAACTTTGTTTGACTTGTGGAATAATCGCAATGGGTAAAAGAGCACCAATACAACAAACAGTTAAAACTGGTCAGGATATTATTGACAAACAGCTTGATGATGAATACTCTGAAACTGCTGTGTCTTGGTGGGACGTTAGAAGACCTGATGTTTTCTTTGGTGTTCAGGGCGAACGTACTGATGAGCAAAAAGGTCGCGTACAGCAGTTTAGACAGGAATGGGGCAACGTCAGAGGTGCTGCCGCTGTCAACGGCTTAATAGACGGCACGTATACGGCAAACCAACTTAGTGAAAACTGGGGAGCTGAGAACTTAGCTTCAGTTATTAGAGCTGAGTCTTTTGAAGTAGGTGAGTTTAATGAAGGTGATGACTTTGGATCTTACTTACAGTCACAGTTTGACAATGTGTCTAGTTTTATCAACCCAAGCGGTGAAGGCTTAAGGGGTACTTTAGGCACTATAGACACTGCCCCCGCACAAGGAGCAGGTGGCCCTAAAGGAGCTGAAAGAGGCGTTACAGTTACTGCCGGTGACATAGCTAACTCTTCTTATATTAACGCTATCCGCTCTGCTGCTGAAACAGCGGGAATACCTTTAAACATTAACTCCCCAGACAACTCAGAATATACGCTTAACGTCGGACAGTTTGATGATGTGGCCTTAGGTGAGTACAAGCAGACAAAAGAACCTACTTTAGACTTTGGAGACATGTTTGAAATAGGAGTTAAGTTTTTACTATCTACTGTTATTACTGGAGGCGCTGGTGCTTTTCTTGGGAGTCTTGCAAACGGAGCTGGAGCTGTTGCGTCACTATCCGCAGGGATTCAAGGGGGTTTAGCAAACTTAGCCAGCATGGCTTCTAGTTTAGCAAGCTTACCTTCTAATGTAGTAAAACTTATTACAGATCCTTTAGGTGGCGTAGTTTCTCCTAACGGCGGTATTATCTATAACTTTGCAGAAGCTAAAAACTCAATAGAAAACATTATAAAATTAAATGAGTTTGTCGAGAATGAGTCAGTAGTTAATTCAGAAGATCCTGAAGCTCTTATTACTAATGAAAACACACTTACTACTATCTTAGAAGAAGGTGTCCAAGCTGGTTTAGATATTGTAGAAGAGATTAAAAAAGATCAAGAAGAAGAAGCGCCTCCCCCAGAAGACATAATAGTAGAGGA